TCGCCACCGGTACCTTTGAATTCAACGGATAGACCGGAACGCTGCGCTAAATCGCTAATTACGTCCTGCGGCTGTTTGTTTTTCCACTGCTCATTAGTTTTGCTGTCGATTGGGCCGCTAGTCATGTCACGGCCGGACACGTGGACGGTGCGCGACGCGAAGTCGAGTTCAACGTTATCGACGTTACCTTGGAACAGTTGCGTGTAGCCACCGGACGAAATGTCATTCGTTCCCATGATGGTGACTGCAATCGGCGCGGTGCCGGCCCAGTACGACGCGCCTTGTCCGTTCGGGTCGTCAAGAGCGAACAGTGCGCTAAAAGTGTCGGCGGATTGGTGACATGAGATATGCACCGAGCACTCTATCGGCGCGTAACCGTTGACCATAAAGCGCGGCTGGAGCAGGAAGCCTGTCATTAGTCTTTAATGTGCCTGCCACCGCGTTCCACGATTACGTTCGCGCGAATTTCACCACCAGGTGTGTTCTGTGGCGTAATGTGGCCGACTGGCATGCGCTCCACAGCTGGGTGCACGATAGGATGATTTGGCGCGGCCATACCGCTTTTGTCGAACTGATTGCTCATGAAAATTCCTTGTTGACAGGTGACACGGCTTGTGGCATAAAACTGATAGTGGACGTGTGGCTATGATAAGGTTGATACCTAGCTGGAGAGTGCCACATGTACACTAAATGCCTAGGATTCCACCGTTGCCGGCGTTAGCGTTGACAGGTGGCACCAATAACGTGTTAATGCCGATAAGCACGGGGTCTAGCAGTCCATTCAACGACGCGAAGCGGTTCCATTGAGTGGCGTCGCCGAGATAGAAGGCCGCAAGCTCGAATAGATTGCCGCCGCTGACTGTGATTTGCTTTAGGACGCGGTTAGGTGTAGGAGTCATTGTTTTAATACCATTTGCCGTGCGCTATGTTGAAGTTGATACCTGTTGCGCAAATGTGCACGGCGAATCTATAACGGTAGGTGGTGGCTACGGCACAGATGATACCTTAAGAATAGCTGCCACCACCTACCGTTACTACCCTGTAGCGTTCAACAAATTAACGCCGATACGCGCCACATATGCTTGCGTCACGACGAGAACAGCCTGTGTCGTCAAGTCATTAGCTTGATTTACAAGGGCGGCGGCAAGTTGCGTTGCTGGCAATCCAACCACCACGCTACCAACACTAGTAGTGTCAATGTCGCTATCGTAGGCGTTGATAGCAGTAATAAATGGTGCCAAGGCATTTTGTGAAGCCTGATATACGGACGCTAGAACAACTGGACTACTATCCTGCAACGAATTTCCGACCGACGAAAGTTCGTTTTGCATCGACACGATAGCGGTATTGATTTGACTGGATATTGCCGCGCTGTTAACGGCCATTACAATAACGCCAAATTAGCTGATATAAGCGATAGGTCGGACGATATGAGTGTGTCGAGCGACTCGACAGCAATGTTGCCGCCTTGCGATGAAATAACCAGACACGTAATCTTGTAAAGAATTTGGTAAAAGCGCTCATAGTCCCACTCAAATTTGTGCACACCAACGGTATACATTTGAGAGTCAACGATAAGTGGAACTGCCTGTCCTGAAATCCTTAGCTGGTCAATGCTTTGTGCTACTTCTACTGCGTCAGGACGTTGTAGTCGGCCGCTCCAAGATATGTCGCTATCGTCGCGTCCCATAGCGTTAATTACACGGTCGCCGCCTATGAGCTTATGAACCACGAAATGGTGCTCGCCCCCGAGCGGTACGTGTTCGGGAAGAGCGTAGCTTTCAAAAACAATGCCGCCGAGACTAAGCAAATTTGTGATCCAATGCCGCGTATGCGTACGATGCGTCCATGTGCGCCGAGCCCTGCGTTGGCTGGGAAGTCATTCTAGCCAAATGACGCAAATTATGCTCGCCAACTTTTCTCCCGTCAAGATATACGTTACCGGCAGTTTTGTTACCGCCGGTTGATGGCGGCGCCATCCAATAACTTTGCTTTCCAAGTGTGTGCAATCCTGGTAAATGTGGTAATGCGCCGTTTGGCTGCACACCTGGAAATGCTGGTGTTGCAGCGCCGGGAACATCTGTACCAGGCTTCTTACCAAAGACGCTTTCAATCAGACTAATAATGCCGCGTGCCCAGCCTTCTAGGACTTCTTTGACCTTCGACAGAGTGTTTTGTAGTCCATGCCAATCGAAGGCAGCTAGCACGCCAAGCGTGGCAATGGCACCGGCGATAAGCCCACCTGCGCCGACGAGCGGCGCCAACGCTGCGGCTAACGCTGCAAGTGCAACTACAGCTAATCCGGCAAAAAGTGCTCCAACAGCTTCTAAGGCTATTTTCAGACCGGCGGGACTTTCATGAATGTACGACGTAAATGATCTAATGCTTTCAGCTATCGTGTTCATGGCGCGAACTGCCGGTGCTACCAATGGAGTTCCGAGTGCGCCTAAAAGATTGTCCCACGCTGCATTGAACGATTTCATTGACTGTTCTGGACTATTTTTGTTAAGAGAATCCATAGCCTGGTCAAGCGACATGACGCCTTCCATGCGTCCACGTTCAGCCTTCATTTGTCCGACATTAGCAATCATCTCAGCGAGAGCGCGCTGCGCCGGGCCTGTCCCAATCGCCTTGAATATAAGCTCACGGAGCTTTAGACCGTCCGTAATACCGTTCTTTTTTGCCTGTTCCAGAAACAGTTCGGTAAATTTAAGCGGATCGCTAAGAAGCTCTTGTTGCCCTTTCATGGCGCCGCTATCGATAATTACCTTACCATGGTCTTTATGAAAGCCACCAGGGTCAATCATCCCGAGTTTTACAAGCTGCTCGGCTGTATCTCCAGTCATCTTGCCGCCAAGGAACTGCCTGCCGAGCGCTTGATACGCGGTACCTGCTCGGTAGCCACCCATCCCTTGCATCAGTTCAAAGGCGCTTAAAAGTCCTTCGTCGCTCATGCTTGACATAAGGCTCGCGGCTTGCTTGCTGAAATTCAAGATTTCAGCCATAGACACTTTGCCGCCGGTGGCAGCACTACCGCGCCACACGTTGTCTAGGAAGTAATTTAACTTATCTTCGCTGAAATTCTTGTCCTTATCTACCATCAAGCCTGAAATGTCGGCCGCACGCAAAGCTTGGTACTCGACGCCTTTAGACTTTGTAAAATTCTCCATAGCTGTGGAGAATTTTGTCATTCTTTCAAGAAGTAGAGGAGTTTCCTTCGGGCCGGCAATCGAATAAAGTTCGCGCGCCGAATCGAGTATCTCAGGAACTTTCGAGCCTGGTACAGATTTCTGTATTTTATAGGCTAAGTCGGTGAATCCATTAACATCAATGTTAGGGCCAAGAATCCTGAGCTTAGCTTGGGCTGTAGCTACCTTCTCGGCGGCCGTAAAGATTTTCTCAAATCCGACCACGATGCCGGCCGCCGCAACTGCAGCCACAACGCCAAGCTTGGCGAAGCTAGTGTGCATCTTATCAATTTTGCCCTGCACCTTACCTAGGTGCCCCATCAGCGCATAAAGCGGGCTGAAGTTGGTAGCCAAAGCTATCTGGATACCAATCTTATATGCATCAGACATTACGGCGCTTGACTTTCAAAGAACAGCATGCTAGGAGGCATCATCGAACAACGAGAGGAAAACACAGTGTTGTACAACAATGAAGTCGTAACCACGACGCCCCCGGACACGGCTGCTGTTGCAGCCGTGTTGATTGTGTTTATGGCAATAGGCGCTGTAATGTACCTACTGCCGGCGATAGTTGCGCTAGCAAGACGCCATCGCAATAAGGGCGCGATTGTTGCGCTTAACTTCTTGCTAGGATGGACTTTCTTTGGGTGGGTAGGCGCTTTTGTGTGGTCGCTTACCAGCAATACAGAAGTATCCAAATGAGACTCTTCTTCATGGGCCCGCGCATCCTAGGAGTCCGCACTGGAATCAGTTTAGGAAAAGAAGATTTCACTAAGCTTGGCTACGCTAACGGAAGCAAACCTAAACTGCAAGGCTCGTTCGTCTATGTGATAAGCGACGGTGCCAGTAACGTTAAGATAGGTGTCTCCACCGACCCTATAGCGCGCCTGGCGACGCTACAGACGTCACATCATTCGCCGCTTACATTCGAATACATAGGAGCTACGTCGTCAGACGGCTATGCAATAGAAGCTGACGCGCACGACAGCTTGTCATCGCATAGGCTAAATGGCGAATGGTTCGCGGTGCCACCGGCGTACGCCGTAGCGGCAATACACGGCGCCGCACACCACCTTGGACTCCCCATCGTTCAAGTGCAGGCCGACATGGTGCCAATGATTATCAGTCAGGCGACGGCAGTTCCAAGCCGCAAGCTAACTGGACTAGCGTGGGTTGCCGCTACATTGCTGTGGAGCGTAATTTGCTTCGTGGTGTTCGCGTTTATAGCGCTAGCAATCAAGGTAATCATGGATAAATAAGGTGATTGTGCATATGGTCGCCAACGGCCTTATGCACCGCTTCTTCTTTATGTACCGCAGCCTGCATTAAAAATGAACGTGCCGGCGCTCGTGACGTGCCGAGCTCCATCCATACAGACTTGTCTAAATCGCTACCGACGTGTGCTTCGTGCGGAGAGACAACTTTGTGTTGAATAGATTCCTTCATCTCTGAAGTTTCAAGCAGCGGGCTGTCGCCAGTCTTCTTGCGAGCTATTGTTGATGCTGCCAGCGGTGGCCAGTCGTAATCGTGCGTGCCGAGTACTCGCTTAGATTCTTTCTCGACAATCTTGGCGGCCTTTTCAATCGCGTGAAGCTGCGCTAGCTCAATAGTAGCAATTGCGCCACCAAGGTGCGTAAGGAAGCCGGGAAGAGAGAAAGATTGCATCTACTTTACTTCACGAAACTGCATTGCGTCGAAGTCAAATTTTTGAGTACCTTCAAACTCTTGTAACACAATTAGATGAGCAAGACGGTCTGTAGCGTCCATATCCCACGCCGCTTCATACGGGACGTTAAGTTTCACCAGAAACATAATCTGGCGAAAATCATCGTCCCCTACTAGTTTTTTAATTCGTCCGTGTCAACGCCGCTATTAGCCCATCCTGCATCAACATAAGCCTTGGCGATAGCTTCAAGACCTTCGTCATCAAGCCTTGTAACCATGAATTCGATTTCGCGCGCACTGTGCATAGGCGCCACGGCTTCCCCGTCGAATTCCACAACGGTGGATGCAAGCATGGCGTAGCCTGCGTAGACTTCGTTCTTAGCAAGCTCGTTGCCAAGAATGCGCGCCATTTGCATGCGGTCGCGCGATTTCATCTTTTTCACCTTAAAGGTGCGCCCCCATGTGTCAGTAACGGTAAGAACATTGGCGGCAACCGGCGACGCGACAGGTGCAACAGGCGCTGCTACCGGATTGGCTTTGGCGGTAGTTTTGAAGCTGGT